CCCGGATACCTGGAAAAGATACTGTGCGATAGACTACGGTCTTGATATGCTGGCGGCGGTGTTTGTGGCAATGTCCCCGGATGGCTTCGCATATGTCTATGATGAGATACATATCCCCGAACTGATAGTCAGCGAAGCTGCGGCAAAAATACGTGAGAAATCGGACGGTGTAAGTATAGTGATAGCTCCTTCCGACCTGTGGTCACGGCAAAAGGACAGCGGTAAGAGCATAGCCGAACTTTTTTCCGATTACGGAGTGTATTTAACAAAGCTCGCCACCGAAAGAATAGAAGGCTGGCTGTGCCTCAAAGAATGGCTTTGTCCCATAGATGATGAAAACGGCGGAAAAACAGCAAAGCTCACCATATTTAATACCTGCCGGGATCTTATACGCTGTATGCCGCTTCTTCTTTGCAACGATGAAAATCCCGGTGATGCTTCCACAAGACCTCACGCAATAACCCATGCACCGGATGCCCTGAGATATTTTGCAGTATCACGTCCTATGCCGGCAAGAGAAAAAAAGCCGCCGTCACACCTGAAACTTGCCGAAAGCCTCAGAGCAGTAAAGGTGCGAAGATTTATATGATCCATAAATATACCCTCCATATAAATATATCCTCCAACAACAACGAAACACTTCTCACTAATATATCAGAAAGGAAACAAAACAATGAAAAGATCATTTTCCAACCTGTTTTCAAAAAGGAAAAACACATCTCCCGCAGTATACGATTATTCCACCCCCTACACCCGTGAGGAGACAGCCGCAAGACTTCTTGCAAGATCCGCACAGGCACGTCGTACAATAAACGAATACTGGAAAAGAATGAAGCTGTACTATGACGGCAAGCATCCGACAGGAGCATTCTCCGAACCCTTTGCGGCGGAAAACTCTCTCCCCTTTGACTGTGCACAAAGCAGCGACGGATATATCCATGTTGAAAGCCAGATAGATCCGATGCTTCCGGAATTTGAATTCTCACCAAGAGGTCGTGATGACGCGGAAAAGGCAAAGCAGAGAGAAAAGCTTGTCCGCTACATCTGCGACAGAAACGATATGGAATACAAAAATTCAAGAAACGAAAGACGCCTCGGTATTCTGGGTACTGCCGTATGGAAGGTCTGCTGGGACAGTTCGATAAATGAGAACGGAAACAATGGCGATATACTTATAGACAACCCACATCCTTCGGGTATATATCCCGATCCCGATGCTTCCTCAGTCGATGACTGCGAATATATCGGATATGTATATACGATGCACCGTGAAAAAGCGAGAAGAATATTTGCAAAGGACCTTCTCTCAAAGGGAATAGATTTCGATGAGCTTATATCTTCCCGAAAAGGCAGAGCGGATGAATATTCCGAAGAAACGGATGAGATACCCTATCCCGACAAGGACAGTGATACCGTAAGGATAACCGAATGGTGGTTCAGACAGCCCTCTGACGGCAAAGCGGATATTGAATATACAGACGGTGAAGAAAGAAAAAAGATTACCTGTAAGTATAAATCCGGAGATATTGCTCTTTGCATCCTCATAGGTGACACGGAGGTGCGTTACATACCGAAATACTGGAACGATACCGATTGCAGGATGTTTCCCTTTGTAATATATGACAGGATACCGGGAGAAAACGGAATCTGGGGAAAAAGCGAGCTTGAAGCGATAATTCCATTTATAGATGCCGCAGACCGCGAGATAGCATATGCACAGCTCAATTCGGCATTTTCATCCAATGACATAATAGTAGCCGAAGAAAATGCGATATGCGATGACTGCGATCTTGATAATTCTCCCGGTGCGATATGGAAGCTGAGACCGGGTATGATGGGTAAGGTACAGAGACTCGGAAACAATGCATTCTCGGAAAGCTACCTTCATGCAAACTACGATAAGTGGAGAGTTCTCATGCAGGAGACCACGGGTAACTTTGCCATAAACCAGGGCAACGAGCCTGAAAAGGTCACCACCGCTACAGGTATCGCACTTCTAAACGAGAGAGCGAAGAACAGAAGTGCCCTCAAGAAAATAGACAAGAGTGCGGGCTTTAAAAGACTTTATGAGCTTTGTGACAGAACTGCACTTGAGTATTACGATGACGGAAGAACGATATTCTGCGGTGCCGCCGACGGTGATGAGATCATATACAGAGCATCGGAATACAAAACATCAAACGGTGACAGCACCTATATACCCGGAGTTGACATAAAGATACATATCGGTGACGGACTTGCCCATTCCAAGGCATTTACGGTATCTGCGGTAAATTCACTTATCTCGACGCCTATCACAGAGGAGAACTACAGAATAGTCAAGAGCTATCTTGAACTTATAGAGCTTCCCATGAGACAGGAGATATGCGAGATGCTTGACGAAAGATTCGGCGGAACACAGAATGAGAGTTTTACATATCTTTCCGAGCTTATAAACGGCAATGTTGAGAAAACGGAAAAAGACGAGAATACTGAAAAGGCATACGAAAAAGGTGAAATGACGAAGATATCTGCCATGAACTGAAAATTCTGTGACAATACATAAAGTCGGAGGAGAATATATGGGAAAAACAAAGAGATATTTCACACAGCGAGAGCTGGAAAAGCATATAAATGCAAGACTTATGAGGGAACGTAAAAAAACAGCAGAGCTCGAAGCTTTGAAAACTGTGGCGGATACGCTCCTTGATAATGAAGATATCAACGCAAGCTCATATGCGGAGGCGGCAGTAATACTTGCTGAAATGATAGCCGATATGACCGCCGTAAAAATGGGCGACAAAAAAACGGAGATCGCAGAGAATAACGGCAAAGCAAAGAATGTCGGAGAAACCGTTCCCGATGACGATAGGGAAGATGCAAGCCTGTCGGAAAATGAAGATGCCGGATATGATGATCCCGTAAATGAGGATGACTTTAACGCAAACTCCCGTGCGGTGGCGGAGAACCTTACGGAAATTAAAGCCGAAGGCAACGCCGAAAACGGGAAGGAGAAAAACGGGGAGCTGTACGGTAACGCAGAAAGCGAAAAAACAATCATGCCTGCGGACAGCAACGGCAAAAAGGATATAAGCGGGATGGATTCTTTTGCGGATGAGACCGATGCCTTTGAAGCGGTTGCGGAAAAATTAAAAAATGCACTTATAAAGAATCATCCCGATGACGAAAGTGCGACGTCACAACTCCCTGTAAAAAACGACATTGCGGATAAAAACGGCAGATATACCGTAAGCGAAGATATCCGCAACGGTGACGGAAAGTCTTCGGATATACCGCATGAAATGTATGAGAATACAGACAAAGCGGATGTGGGGAAGACTGTCGAAAAAAACGGCGATGCGCATATGGACACGGAAAGACTTATCGGACTTTTCCGCGAGCTTATCGGAGTGCTTGAGGGCGGCGGAACAAAGGCAAGCAAAGAGGATAACGGCTTCCTCGCAAGACGTGATATATGCTCGACCGGATTTTCAAAGGCAAGCTCGGAGAATGATCTCAGACTTGCATCGGAGCTTACTTCGACACAAAGAGAAATAGCAAGGCGTGCGGGTTTATCCTACCGGGAGTATGCCGAGCTTCTTCGCGAGATCCCGGAAAACACAAGAAAAAGAAAAAAGATAAGGTGACAGCACCTTAACCAAGACAAAAACTGACAGCGGTACGGATATTCCGACATGATGACGCGGCTGTTACGATTTCTGCTCGGAAAACGCAAGAAGTCTGAACACCTTGACGGGAAGAAAAAATAATATGTTCGGTTGAGGGCCGGAAAATGGTGGCTTTGTAAATTCCCGACAATATATTTGAACAGAAAGAGGACAACAGCTTTATCATAAGGAATAATCCTGCCCTGATCAGACAATCGGTTTGTCTTTGGATTGAAAAAGAAGATGAGGCAAAAGACCTCGCAGAAAGGAAGAAACAATATGACACATTTTAACTTTTACAGCGGTCTTTGCGGCTGCAACAAGCCTTTTTGTGCAAACATAAAGCTCTCGGAAAATGTTGACGTTGCAAAGGGCGAGATACTTTATTACGATCCTGCGACTTTTACTGTAACTCCCGTGAAGGGAACACTTGAGCAGGTGGCGGGAATATGTGCGGAAAGCTACATGGCTAAGGAAGACGATCTTTGCCCGAAGTACGGCAAGGGGGTTGTATCCGTGATACTTTCAAAGGATGCTCTTTATACGGTAGCGCCCCTTGTGGTGGAGGCCAGTGCCGATGACGATAAAGGCTGTGTC